TCCTCGCAGACAAAGGCAAGCGCGCACGAGAGGCATTAGCTGGTGAGACAGAACAACATGGCTAGCAACGACATTCTGATGTTCTACACTGAGAAAGCCGGTTTGACCTCGGAGGGCCTCAAAAAGCTCAAGGCTGCGGGGTTCACGGCGGTCAAAGTGACTGACGTGAAGGAGATTAGCTGGCCCAATCCAGATCAGTGCGACTGGCTCAGTCTCCAGAACGAGATGGGCGTTGCTATGGTGCGTGCGTTAGCGATGTCCCACGGCGGCGGCGAGATGCTTGGTAAGGTGCTGTTAGGCGTCATGCGCAGGAAGATGGGCATTGGCCCGGATGGTTCCATCATGGCAAAAACGTGACTCAAACGAGCAACAAAAATGACTACCCTCACCTGGACTTACGACACCTTCACCGCGCCGGCTTACGTGTTCTCCATCGGGACGTTCTCAACCCCGGTGAACTCCATCAGCCTTGTGCAGAGTTCAGGAGGCATCGCGGCATTTCTTGATGCGTTCAGCCCGTCTGGTCAAGAAGTCGGCTCGTGCCTCGAGTACCAAGGCAGTGGGCCGGCCTGCGTCGTGACGGTATCCTCCGACGTCTACAAGTTCACCTTCACTGACTCCGCCAACGACATCAGCACGATTGTCGCGGGCGCCTACGCGCCAATGGGGCCGATCAGTAACGTGACCTACACGGCCATTGATCCAGTTGTGGCGCGCGGAACCTTTGGGGTGCCAGAGCCTTCGACGTTCGCGCTCTTTGCGCTCGGTGCGGTGCTAGTGTGGGCATGGCGCACTAAATGAAGGATCTGGTCTACGTACTGGCAGCGATACTCTTGACCGCGCCGGTGATCGTGGTGCTCTTGGTTCTAACAGTGAGGATATTCAAAAAATGAGCTTCTTCTACGAAGATCCCAAGCGCTTTGAGCGCATGAAGGAAACACCGTACCCGCATCCTGAGTTCGGGGACCTACTTCCAGACATCGACTACGTCACACGTAACGCCAACCGCTGGGCGTTCGTCTTCGGGATGTCCATAGTCGCGGCGGTGGTGCTCGTACTGGCCTTGACCGTCTATACCGGCATCATGTTGCTGCGCTGACGTACGTAGCGCGGGATGACACCAGCTCGGTAGCAGTAGATAAGGGCTGCGTCCCTTGAAACACTCAGCTCGTGGGCCACAATTCGTACTGGTTCGCCTGCTTGTACACGCTGGACGAGCCTCTCAATATCGGCAGCAACGAGTTTCTTCTGCACACGCCGTCGCTGCCGAAGCGTACCCATTGTGACGCGGGTGGTGCGCTGGATACGCCAGCACGCGAGGCAGCGCGCACCTAACGCAGGTCTGCCGCAATCGTGGCACGGATGCTTGGGGTGCGGTCCGCTCACGTCAGCGTGTAGGTGATGGTTCCAGGAGCCGGTGCGGTGCTCGTGATGACCAGCGGCAGCGTCTTGCCCGTAGGCGTCCCATTGTAGGTCGCAATGATGGTGACACTCGCCGTACCCGCAGCCGTCGGCGTACCCGTGATCTTGCCCGTGGTAGCGTTCATGATGAGCCCCGCAGGCAGGCCGGTAGCCGACCAGACCGCAGAGGGGGTGCCAGTAGACACGCACGCCATGCTGTAGGAGACGCCTACGACCCCTGCGGTCAGGGCAGTCGTGGTGATTGTCGGGGCAGTAGCAGCCGCAGCAAAGATCTTGCAGTCCTCCGCGCTCCGAGTCCCGACCCCGTTCGCATCCTTGGCATCCATCTCGACGTAGTAGGTATTGCCTGCAGCCAGTCCCGCATTGATGGCATACGGAGACGTGCTGGTAATGTCACTCGCGAGCAACGTCTCCCCTCCCGAGGTCGTGCCCAGGTATACGTCGTAGGTCAGCGGTAGGGTGATCTTCGAGCCGTCACTGTTGAGCGTCGGCGGCACAAAGGCGAGCGTCATGGTCAAGGGAGCGCCGGCTGCTGCTGTCACACACGTAGCCGCATGGGCTGTGCCCGTGAGGGCCAGCAGAAGCCATAGGTATTTCATCTGCGGTCCCCGTGATCCTGATGGTGTTCGTGCCCGCCGTCATGACCCCACCAGGGACACCCGCACAGCAATAGCGCCGTGAGGGCCAAGGCGAGCAGCTTCATGGCGTTCTACCCCAACTACTATGGTAGCCGTGTCCCATGTACTGGGAGGCGAAGTACAGCACCATGATCAATAGCACCACGCCGATGATCGCCCACACCCATACCTGAATGGCAGGCGCTACGGCCGGCATGATCAGATACTTGATGATCGCAAACCCGAGCGAGAGCACGAGCACGATGATGAGCAGATAAATGATCCAGTTGAAGTCCATTTAAGATCTCCTTTAACCGCCGGTGTCTTCCTCATCCTTCCATGGCGGAGGGGGCTGAGGGGTCGGTTGCGGAGTAGGTGGCGGATCTTGCGGAACCGGTGGCGGCTGAGGTTTGTGCTTGCCCATAAAATTCCTAGTGGGGGGCGAAAGTAACGCCCACGGGTTTCGAGTACTTCTTCGGTTCATCCAGATCAACGAGCAAGTGAAGGAGCCTCGTCTGCTCCTCCAGCTCGTGGGCGATCTCTTGCAATCGCCTCAGTACCATGATCTCGAAGTCGCTCATTTCTTCAGTGCGGCGTGGATGGCTGCTGTTGCTGCTGAAGTGGTATTCGCGACGAAGGCAATCCCAGTAGGCTGCTCAAAGGTCGCTGCGATGACCGCAACCACAGCAAAGGTGGTGGTGAGGGGCGTGCCAATCGTCGCTCCTGCGGTGTCCAGTGCGGTTACAACGGCATTAGCGGTGCCTGAGGCATAGGTCGCTGCCCAGCTCCAGGGGGTGGCTTCCGCCCCTGTGAGGACTACGGCCGGATAGGCTGTTCCTGCTGAGTCCGTGACAACAACGCTATTGGAAGCCTGAGCGGCAGCTCCGGGCGGCAGAGAGGCAGACGTGACACTAAGGGTGCCTACGCCTGATACGAGTACGGGGGCTGGGGTGGACACTGGATACTCCTGAAAGGGGTTAAGAACAGTTTGAGAGTATATCCGCGATTATGTCACTTTGATGTGCGCCAGCGATCATACCTCTTTGGCTCCAATGGCCTCTAGAATGACCGCCAGCATGTTCGGAGGGCACTGCTGAGGGGCTACGGGGAGTTTGGGAAGCATTCCTATGGACTCCAGCATCGCCAGTTGTAGGGCACTACAGATCCAATATCCGCTACCGCTTGAAATGGGTCGGCCAATGAGGAGCCCCAGAATGTCCCGCTTGTCGTAGGGGTCACCGATCTGGGCCACCTCAAAGGCCACAGCCGCCTGGGACTCCTGATCCGTACACGGAAACGTTAGTACCTTTCTAGCTCTCCACTTCTCGTACCCGTTGGGCCTTAACTGCACCCCGGCGGGAGTTCCCTCAGGGATTCGGTCACTCCTAGCCCCTAGGCACCCTCCGCCCGGGAGGATAAAGTCCACATGGCTATACCCCCCATAGCCTTGGCCCCACCAGGCGATAATCTGGGAAGACCAGTCATCGCCCAGCACGAATTGCCAGCGAAGTTCTGCCAATTACTTCATCGCCTGTAACTGAGCGATGATAGCGGCGATCTTGGCGTTTATGGCCGTATTGGCTACTCCTACTTCAGATGTGGCAAGCCCCGGCAGCAAGAGCTGGAGCTGCCCCACAAATATCTCTGCCGCAGGTACAACGCGAGCGGGGGCAGTGAGCGGGTCTCCTGTGAGGATGTTATTGACCATGGTTTGCAATTCTTGCAGGGCAGTAATGAGAGTCGGAGCAGCAGCAACTAAAACTGGACTAGTAGTCATGTGTGAGTTCCCTGTTGGGCTAAAGGGGGCGTCACCGTCGTGGTGACTGTTGGGGATGGAGCAAGCGGAGCAGTCGTTGTCGTAACAGTCGTTCCCGGGGGCGGAGGCGTCGGATCAGGCAGTGCCGCCGGTCTCGTGCGAGCAAAAAAGAAATTCATCTGTAACGTGAGAATAGTCGCTAGCACACTGGTGAGGGAAGTCAGGATGGTTACTTCCACACTAGACATGGCGCTACGATAAAAGATCAGGGAGAACACAAGCACAAATACAAAGAAAGTAAAGAAGAACGCTAGTCCTATTTGAGCTTTAGCAAGCCAACGATCCGCGTCATTCATGTGATCGCCAGAGCCTACAGGCTTGCAGCTCTGCGGCCAGTCGCGTGGTCCACTCATTCTGCACCCACTGACAAGGATCACTGACCATCGCCGTTAGCCGTTGGTACTTCTCCAGCGTCGCACGCAGCCGCTGAACTTCTCTATCCACTGGCACAAAATCAAACGCCTTCTCGGCGGCCAGATCGATGTATGCCTTAGTCAGGCGCTCGAATTGCTGGAGCGTGGGACATTCAGGCACGTGATCGCCATAGACCTCGGCGCACGAACAGGCGTAGAGTTTCTGGTTTTCAGTCATAGCCTCTTCCTGTCTTCTCTGATGGACATGGCTAAGCACCTGACGCAGGGGAATCCTTTTGGCGTGCCGTGCCGACAATAGCCAGGGGACTGCCACCCCGCCTCCACGAGGGCCTCGATAACCTTGTTTGCATGTTCATCGCATCGACACATGGGCCAGTCGCAATCTTGAGGATCATTCGCTCCTAATGAGCGGCGACCTGCGCACCTCATGCAGCCGCCTCCCATCGAGTTTTGGGGTCTAGCGGATGCGTGTCGATTCGCTGGCGAGTTGGCCGTGACCAGCTCCCGCCGTCAGTCTCTGCTACTGCTGTGAAGTTCGACGCACGCAGGCTTGCGCCGCCCTCAGAGGACAGCGTGTAGGTCACTGTTTTGGTGTACCCCATTGCCTGCGCAACCCGCCTGCAGCGTCCATAGAGCATTGAGCAGCCATTAAGCACGTCTTCGAGCACACATACGCGCACGATCTCGCAGTACCCCTTGCGCTGGAGCACTCGGGATACAGGGCGGCCGGCGATAGCGACGCCTACCAGATCATCGCCACGCATGAGAGCCAGCGCCCACAAACCACCCTGCGGCATGTCGTGGTGCCGATGATGCTCCTGCACGAACCGACGGGCCTGCCGCAGCGTAACGGGCCGAATGCTCAGGTGTTCGATATGCATTGCCTTATCCACTTGTCTAATTGCGTCAAGACTCAGTAAAATCTGTCACCTTTGATATAGCGGCCAATGCTACGGGCGTGTCCGGTGCGCATCCTAGTCCGTTGCAGACGTATTGCAAGTAGCGCGCGCTGTTGTTCTCAGTCGGCGGGGCGTAGGTGTAAATAGCCTCTTCGAGCGTCATCCCGCGCTCAGCGAATAGCTGCAATTGGTTCTGAAGGTCCGCCCATCCGTCCGCTGGAGTGTCGATCTGCCCGATGGCATTAGGGGCGTCCGGAAGGTGGAAGCTGTGAGGGCTGTGGCGCAGATCGCCGGGATTGTTAAACCTCTGCGGCAAACTGCCGGGGATAAAAAATCCCTCCTCGGTCGCTATGAGCATAGCTAGCTTACTGGGCGGCGGGACGCTCATCTCTTTTTCCTTCCGAGAACTTGCACTGGCCTGGGTGTCCTGAACGCAATAGGCACCTGAATATCTGACCGGGCCTGCCCGGTGACCTGCCGAACTCAAGCGTCTTTGGGCAACGCTCCTTAGGTAAGGTCAGGGTATTCATGGCTTCCAGTAGTTACCCCGAGGATGCATGTTGAAATACTGATAGAGCCTACCCACGATTATCCCGACTATTACTCCACCACAGAACCATAGTACTGCACTCATTTAGCACTCCAATGGGTGGCGTAATACATGCTTATGACGACGTTGGCTAATACAGCTATCAGTACGGCAATCAACGCCCAACTTTCTTTGATGCCGCTCCCGCGGCCGACTTCGCTTTGCTTCGCATTTTCCAAATTGTCAACCCGTTGCGATAAGGCTTTCATAAGATTCTCAGTCTCAAGCCGCGGCATCATGTCGCGCTCTCTGTCGCCAAAAGCCTTGCGGAACTCATTGACTGATTCAAACTTATCTTTGGCGGCTGCCTCGGCCTTACTTGTCGCGCGGTCGGCGGAATCAACAGCGGCTTTTACAGTCTTATCTATTGCAGTGAAGCGGTCATCACACCTCGTAGAAAGCGATGTGACAGTTTCCTTTAAGGTATTTATTATTGCCTCAAGAAAGAGACGCAGTGTACCGAGCGTCCAATGCTCGCCATTGGGATCACGGTTAGTCATTACCGCTTAGCGTGCTCAAGGCGTTCTAACCGCGCTTCCAGCGCTGCGTTCTGCGCGCGTAGCTCGCTAACTTGCGCTACCAACTCTTGCTCGCCCTTAGTCAATAAGGCCGCCATCTGCATATAGCGAACGCCGCGCAATTGACCGTCACCGCCATACCCGACCAGGCGTTTATCGACCTGCTCCACATCCTCAGCAAGGAAACCGACCTGTCGCCCCAAGTGCTCTGGATCGTATTCGGGCTTAAGGTCGTAACTCACTGGCTTGAGCTGCATCACTTCTGAGAGTCCAGAATCGAGTGGCTCAATGTCTTTCTTCCATGCACCAAGTGATGACAAACAAGCGAGCGTTGTATCGACCGTCAAGTTCCCAGTACTCGTAGTCCAGCAAACCGTACCCGTAGTCGCAGCGCTGGAAGAGGCAATGTTAGGCATCGCAACGGTGTTGTCACCCATGACGATCTGCGCGTTAAGCGATTGTACCGTTGAACCAGTAGTACCCACATGCGGAGTCGAGAGTGTTAAAGTCGATGGTGTCGAATTTCCCGTCCCTGGCCCTGGCTCAATGGTGAGGCTCCCTCCGACGATGTTACTACCGGTAGAACCATTACCTGTCAGCGTGTAAGCGGTGGCGGCACCGGAAGCCGCTGCGCCAAAATTGATAGTCCCCGCAGCGGCGGATGAAAGTGATCCGTGGCCGCCGGTCCACGCGAGAACAAGGCCAGCGCCTATTTGTATACCGCTACCGTTAGCTGCGACAAATCCAGTTGTTACATCAATCCCGCCTCCTGCCATTATTGCATACCTGTTCGTGCAGGTTGGTGTCGCGCCGCCTCCTACACTGCAGGTAGCAACGGGTATATTCAACGTAGCGACGTTGGTATAAGTAGTCGTCGTCGTTGTTTCAAGGTTTGGGGCCGGCAACGAGTACATGTAGGCATTGGCTATAGTGCCACCTGCTGCGCTCGTGTCCGTGTAGTTCGGCGTTGCGGTGCCAATCAGTCCATATCCGTTAGCGTTCCCAGTGGCGGAGCTGATGTTGCCTGAGATCGTCACTGGGGATGCCGTGAGAGCTACGGCACCACCCGTTGTGAGAGTAGTAAAGGTTCCGGCCGCTGCTGCACTTCCTCCAATGGCCGGAGGGCTAGCGAGATAGGTCGAGAAGCCCGTCCCACTCACCGTCGAGGAGGCTGATAGCGTGGTGAACGCCCCTGCTGCAGCTGCCGATCCTCCTATCGCCGGAGGCGATGCGAGGTAAGTAGAAAAGCCCGTGCCAGATACCGTGCTACTAGCGGCAAGCGTCGTAAAGGACCCCGCTGCTGGTGTGGTGCCACCGATAGCAGGCGGACTCACCAGTGCGGCTGTAAGGTCAGTAGCATTGAGTGCCCGGAAGGTCGGCTGTACCGCTGTCACCCCACTGGCAGGTCCCGCTAGTACAAAGTTCGGAGTCTCGGTAGCAAGAGTTATGGTCAAGGCGCACGCAGTCGTGCACGGTGAACCGCCGATCACATAAATTGCTGTCGATGAAGCATCCGACAAGGCCACAGAAGTAACCGTGCCAGAACCTCCGCCACCGCCAGCTTGGAACGACGGCAGTAAGTTCGCGCCGTTTGATGTGAGCACTTGCCCCGACGTACCGTTGCCGCCTGACCACGGGAACCCTGGCACTATCGGCCCCGCGCTCGCCAGCAGCGCCATGCACAGCAGCGGCGGTATCAGCAGCAGCCGTCTCATACGCCTTCTCCGAACGTCAGCGCCAAGTTAACCGACGTGCCCGTCGAGATCGTGTTGCAGTACATCGACGCATCCCCGCCTCCTGAGTTTTGTCCGAAGGGGCACGTCATGATGATCTGCGAGCCAGGCATGATCGGAACCTCATACGTTGTTACGCCTGCCGTGGGGATTGCCGCTGTTCGACCACTGGCGGTGCTTAGCGACATCCACACGATTGCACCGCCCAAATTGGTCACGAGACACTGAGGCGGCGGACGTGAGCGCCCCATGATCGCAGTCCCGGTGCCGGGCCAAGAAATCTGCAGGTTCGACGACGTACTTGCGGACGAGTTAGTCGCCACCATGATCGTCGCGGTCTGGGGGTTAAATGCTGCAACGATTGACATGGGCTACACCTTCACTTCGCCGGGATCTTGACCCACGATATTGCCTGCGCCAAATGCGCCTCCGATGTGCCCGCCCGCTACCGTACCGCTGGCGTTGCGCGGGTGGCTGTCATCCACGCTACCAATCCGTGTGCCGGGGTCCGTATTGCGCTGAGTGAGGTGGTTGAACTTGTAGTTCATGAAGTTGCGCGCCACGTCTGGAGACGTCGGCGTAGCGCCACGAAGCGTTGTGTTGCTTGAGAGTCTACGAACCGTTCTGTTGGGCATTTGAAACTCCTAAAACACGAAAAAGTACAGGCAGAAACACTACTAACGCGAATGCTCCTGCTACGGCCAATGCAATCAGGTCATGTAGAAACATGGCCCAACAGAACAAGCCGAATACCATAAGCAGTCCGATGATAACCACAACTTTTGCCGCTACGGCCTGAAGCGCGACGCTAAGAATTGACGCCGAGTCGACGCTCATGGCCGCGCCCTCTTGTCTAGGAACGCTCGACACATTTTCTCTAAGTCATCATCTGAGAACGTGTTGCGCGCTAGGCGTGCTGCGTCCGGCACTATGGATGTTGATGCTCTTGCCATTGTCGTGCCCCTATTCCGGTTGAGTAAGCTCGGAGAACTTACCCCCTTTCCCCTCGTCTGTGAACTTGAGCTTCATCGAGTGACACTTAAGCAGGCGGTCGGTGATCGCCAGTTTGTCCTTGACACTCTCGGCTGACTGAAGCATTTCGTTCAGCAGCTTGATCGTCGCGTCGAGGTCAACGGTGTTCACTGGTTGCCTGACTCCGCGCCAGTAGCCGCCCCGCCTGCTTCGAGACTCGGGCCACCAGCCATTGCGGCTCGCCTAATCGGCCCAGGTTTGTACGACGGTGGGCGCATCATGGCCTGTCCCATTTTCGATGATGCACCCGCTCGCGCGGCCTCCCGGCTCACCGCTCCCGCAACAATGCCCGCGCCTACCAGTTTCGATCCTGCCGCAGCGGTCGTTGCACCGCCGACAAGCGCCATCCACTCGAATACGGTGATGGGACCAAACCGACCCTTCGCATCCATCTGCTGAAAACTCTTCGGGAACGCCCCAGCAGAGTCCGCGATCAGCTTCAGGTTGTCGGTAAAGGGGTCGACGCGACCTGCTTTGGCTTCCCGCTGAGCAACCAGTGAGCGCGCGGAGATGCGGCCGGTGTCGAGGTTCGTTGCATCCTCGTAGGTGTGGATCTTCGCTAGTTGCCGGCGCGCCTGTTGGAATTTAGCTGCGAGCTCTGGCTTACCCACCGAAGTGGCGTGGCGGAACAGGCGGTCTTCCAGTGCTTCTGCTAGGTCACGATGTACGAATCCTAGTTTCCGATCGGTCGCGCTCTCCGAACGGAACAGGTCAGAAGCCTTCTCACGCAGGTAACTCATCTGGTCAATGGCGGATGAGGCGTCCCACGCGGGCACGATGTACTTGCCGCGTAACTGCGTGATCTCGTCATCGAGCCTTGCGAGGTCGGTCTCAGAGAAATCCTGCGCTACTTGGGCAAACTGCTTACCTGAGTTGAAGACGTCAGACAGATACGAGGCATCGAGCGGCATGCGTCCGAGCTGGCGCCCTTCCTGGTACGGCTGGCTCGCGCGAAATTTCGCAGCGGCGTAACTGCCCCGGTCAAGCGGGGCGGTCTCGGGGATCTGCATGTCGTCCTTGGCGAGTTCGACTACGCGCTGCTCGTTCGAGGCTGAGATTGTGCGCTCGACTTCCGCCTTACCACCGATGCCAGCGATGGTGCGTCCGATGGTCCCGCCGGTCTCAGACGGGGATACCTTGAAGGCTGCAGTACGCGCGGACTTAAACGCCTGGTCCTTCGTCTTGTTGAAGACGGCCTTTTTCGCCAATTCCCCCGCGCCCCTCATTGCAGCTTCCTTGACGAAAGAGGGTGCCTTGGCCCCCATGATCGTCATGAGCGTGTCGGGCATCAGTTCTGCAACGGTGGCTTCCAGCGGGCTTCCGGTTGCCTTGAAGGTTGACTCTCCCAAAGCGTGCGAGAGCTTGCCAGTCGTCGCCGCGCCCACCGCGCTCGCAGCCCCTGCTATCTTCTTCCCCGTCTCAGTCTCAGGTTGGTACGCCATGGACTGAAACTTGCGGATCATTGCCACCGGATCATCATGTGTGAGACCGAGGGCGTTTGTGCCGAGTGTCGCCGCCCCCATGAGGCCACCCGCGATGTCGGCGGCGGTGCCGGTGGCAGCAGAGCGCGCGAAGTCAGCAACGCCGGTGGCTACGTCACCGGCTTTCTCCAGCATGCCTTTTTGCGGTGTGGTCGACTCCGCGTCTTGATCGCCTCCCTGACTCTTCTTGTACCGCTCCATGACCTGCTGCTTGGTGGTCCCGTCAGGAACCCCCTTGACAACAACGCCATCTGGCATCGTGACGTCCATTACTTCATGTCATCCCAATTGACTGACTTAGGCTGCTCTCCACCACCGCCAGCAGCTCCTGGCATAGCGCCAGTTTGCGACTCCTGGATCTGCTGCTGGATGCTCGCTTTTCGCACGTCGAACTCGGCGTAAAGGCGTTTCACCACGCGATCGAGCTGGGACGTCGGCATGTTGCCCGAGATGACCGCCTGCAAGTCCTTGCGCGCGCCTTCCGTGAGCTGCCCCACCATCGCGGGGTTGTTCAGGATGCGTGCCGCCTCGGTCTGGAACGTGTTCATGACGGAGGCGAACTCGGCAGCGTCCGCACTGCCGCCGGCGCGCTTTGCCATGCGCGACACCGCAGAGCCGATCGGAATATCCGGGTCGTCGAGCTTCTTCGAGAGCGCCACCAGCCGGTCACCGTTGAACTTAGCGACCTGCTCGAAAGAGGTGATGTTGCGGTACATCTTCACTTGCTGGTCGAGACTCTTACGCTCGGATGCACCGCGCGCGCGCAGCTCTACCAAATCCTCCGGGGTCATGCCAGCGGACTTCAGTTTTTGCGCCATCGCGTCGTTGATCTGTTTTCGAGTTGCCGAACCTGCCTGACCCCATGACGCAAACTGGCTCATGTTCTTCGGGTCCGCCATGACGACGGTCGATGCCATATCCAAAGTATCGGGGTCCATCGCCTGCCCGCCGATCTGCGCCATTTTCGCGCGCGCTTCCATGACTTTCGCGTGCGCTTCCTCGAGCTTCGCCTTCATCGTCCAAAGGCGCTCGGGGTCGTCAACGCCGAGCTTTTTATCCCGCGCGTCGCCGGTGATCTTCATGGCCGCTTCCATCGCGCGCAGTTTCCCGTCGTTCGCGCCCGCGTACGCTTGCGAGAGTTCCTTGTAGACGCGGTACTGCTGGTCAGATTGCGCCTTCCACTTGTCGTACGACGCTTGGTAGTTCTTGTAGCTGTTATCGAGCGCTTCCTCGTCGCCTTTGATAAGGCCGTCAGACATACCGTTGAGTCCCTGGAGCATCGCAAGGCCGTTCATGCCAGACGCCTTACCTCCGATCGCCGTAAGCGCGAACAGCCACGGCGCGCCAGACATCACTTCTTTGATCTGATCGTGCGGCTGCTCCTGCTGGAACGGCTGCTGACTCGAAGCAAAGGCTTTGGCGAGGTCGATCTGCTGCTGAGCGGATGCCTGCGCCTCAGTCTGGATCTCCTGGGCTTCGCCAGCTTCCTTGTCCGCTGCCTGATGGACCTCCCGCTGATAGGTCGCGTACTGGTCCTGCAGGTTCTGGCTCGGCGATGAGGTGTCGGTGTCAGGCATAGTAGCTTCCACCTGCGAAGTTGGAATATGACGCCATGCCAGAGGATGCTTGGCTTGAAAACGACGGCCCCGAATACACCGATTGCAGCGGCGATGTGGCAGGTGCCGATGAGTCGTTTGTGCCGTACGACGTCGCACCCCCCGAGTCTGGCATCGAGTTGAACAGCGCGGATTCCTGTCCCTGCTCAACCTGCTGGGCTGGAGTCAGAGCACCCCCAGCCGTAGCTCCTGCGTTCACATTCACCGGAGTACTGCCGATGTCGCTCAAGTTATAGCCTTGACCCGTATCGCCTGCGACTTGACTCGCGGCCCCTCCCGCCACGCCCGCAGCACCACCGCCTGCCACCGTGCTTGCGGCCTTCTGCAGCGCATATCCCTTTGTGAGATTCCCCATGTACTGCTGAAGCGCGTTCGCGATCTGCGTGTTCGACTGCAACGTGGCCTGAATCGCCTGCATGATCGGGCTCTGACCCGTTGCGCTCGCCTGGAAGGCTTCATTGAACGTCTGATCGATGTTCGCCACCGCCGCTGCCTGACCTGCAGCGATCGTCGCTTGGCCCGCTTCCGTAGTCGTCGCCCACTGGTCGAACTCCTGGTTCCCGGTGGCTAGATAGCTGTTCAACATCGTCTGCTTGGTGATCAACGCCTGCTGGTCGATCTGGGCCGAATAGGTCGCCATCGTGGTCGAATCCACGTTCGGCCCTAATGCTTGTGCGAGCTGTGCCTTGGATGCGGTGACACTCTGATCAAGCGCGGCTTGGTCTGCCGGCAGGAGATTCCCGCTTTGGAACTGCGTCATGTACTGCTGGGCGATCTGGCCCACAGGGGTTGCGGCATTGATGAGCGTCTGCCCCTGCTGCTGGGAGGTCGCGAGCTGCTGCTGCTGAAGCGGAGTGAGCTGGCCTTCCATGCCCTGGTTGAGCAGCGTATTGCCGGCGTTGACGAGCGGCTGGCCCATCGCATACGCCGGGGCTACCGTGGAAGCTGTCGAGGCGTTCGCCTGGTTCGCCCCATAGATCCCAAGGCCCGCGAGCGCGGCGTACGTGCCGAGGCCAGACGTCGCACTGCCGGCCGTCGGGGAGCCGAAAAGCGTCCCGAGCTCGCTCTCGAGCCCCAAGTCGGTTGAGGGGCTGGTGGCAGGGGACGCCACCCCCGTAGGCGATGTCGACCCTCCAGTGCCGGTCATCTGAGGCATGCCCATCGTGCCAGTCATGCCAAGCGCCGATGTCGCGCCAACGACGCCTGATGTCGCCGGATCAATGCCTAGCGTCGGGTTAGTACTTGCAACCACATTGCCTCCGGTCGGTGACGATAGCGCGGAACTTGCCGCGCTGCCTAAAAATGCCCCAGTGGGGCCTGAGAGGCCCTGAGGGACGCCCGCTTCCTGCAACCCTGCTGAGACTCCACCTGAGATAAGTCCCGCCTCAGCGCCCGTGGTGCCCCCTGTTGCAGCCCCGATGCCAGTGCGTATGCCAGTCGACACGACACTCTGGGGGATGCCGGTCTGTGCAGAGATGTCCCCGGCGGCACCACCGGCGAGCGCTCCTCCCACCCCGCCGAGCACCGCGCCCTTGAGGACAGGCTCACCCGAGCCGGCCGCGGTAAGCCCGCCAGCCGCGGCGCCCGTTACAGCTCCACCAGCGACGGCCCCCGCACCCAAGGCGGCGCCGACTTCAGGGGCCAACACTGGAGCTGCGAGCGCAAGCCCTGTACCGGCCACCAGCGCCGTCATTTGCAGGTCAGAGGGGTCAGTCGAGTGCCCAAACATGGTCGGATTGGGGACGTCGTAGGGGTTGAGACTAAACCCGCCCCCCTGCTCTGATTGCCAGTTCTTCGCAGCTTCCCCGGCGTTGTAGGGGTTCCACGCGCTGTCGGCGACGCCCTGTCCGGCTTGGGACAGGTTCGTGAGCTGGTTCTGGTAGGGGGCGAAGGCCGCGTAGTACTGCTGGAACTGCTCCTCGGTCCACGCCTTACCGCCCATGAGAGCTTCGAGGTTCTCGGGGTTGAGCATCGCCTCGAGCTGGCCGGCATTGGATGCGGCCTGGAACGCGCCGGAGAAATTCCCTGTCGCGATCATCTGCTGTAACGAATCGTTAAGCCCCGAGGACTCCCAAGCGGTAGTGTTCTTGTACTCACCCGCGACGTAGCCGCTGATCGCAGCCGCAGCCCCGCCACCCGTTCGGTACTCGTTCGATATGTTTACTGGCCCCGGCTCATCTCCCTGCGCCAAGGCGGCAGCTTTCCCAGGGATCACTGAGACAAGTCGACCGCCAACGTCGATCTGCGCTGTCTGGCCCGGCCCCGGCGTTTGCTGTGCGAAGGCGGAGGCGGTCATGGCAGGCCGAAGTACTGATCGAGGTTCGCGTGATCGAGCGCGTGAATGCGCAGCCAGTCGGTTTGCTGCGGTCGTGAGGCCCAGTCGACCGTGTTCAGTCCGATAACGCTGTTGCCGGGGATGAGCTGGTCGATTCTGCGATACGTGCGATGGCGGGTTGAGTGACGCAGGAACCAGTCCTTGTCGACAGGGCCTTTAAGGTCGAGCGGCGGGAGTGTGACGCCTTTCTTCGATGTGATCAGGTCGTACGTGTGATGGCGTAAGTGATGCCAGAGCAGGAAGTGTTCCTCGCCTGCTGGATCGCCATACTCGAAGAAGTACTCGGAGTGCGGCGACTGATTCTGGCTGCTCGTCGCCACTTAAAACCCGTAGATGATATTCCAACCCTGCGGAATCCCTTTGACGCCCGAGGCCTGATAGTTATTCGCTGTAGGACCGAGGGTCCCGTTACTTATTCCTATCAACTGCAGAAGAATCGTGTTGTTGGTATTAACAACCGCTATCGCCTGAGTCAACACGCCTGTGTTGAACACGTAACACGTTACGTATTTGCTCGAATTAGGGGTTATGTACGTAGGAAGCCCGCTAATGGTGATGTCGGTTGTGCCCGTCGATGATCCTGTGATCGTTGTCGTGACGTACAATTGGACGATATAGTTAGTACCTACAAAAAAATTGACTGTGCCTATAGGATTTGTGCCGTATCCACCGCTCAATGTTGCCGTCCAATTCCCAGACCCCGCCCCCAGGGCTTGCGCGCGCCAATTTGTGCCGTCGTACACGAACCTGTAGATTCCTCCTACGCCGAGTTGCTGAGGGTACAGAGCGTCCCCTCCGGCAGAGATGATGGTGATTGCACCAGTCCCGTTCACGTTCAGCGTCGGAGTGGTCGAGGTCATGGTGTTCCCTACGATCACATCGACTGAGATACCCGTCACAAGTGCGAACGTCACCCCGCTGGTCGTCGTACAGGTCAGTACATTCACCGACCCCGTATCCACAAGCGTGTTGCTGTAGGTGCCGACGTCGTCGATCGCCGCCCACACGTTCGTGAAGTTGGCATCCAGGTTCGGCAAGTTCCAAGGCGGGGCGAGCCCTGCGAAGGTGCTCTGAGTCGGAAGCGGTTTGCTCATAGCCAGCGGTCCCTAAGTTTGTAATCCAGTGCCAAGAAGTGCAGCTCGTAAGAGTATCCGGTCGATTGCAGTGTAAGCCCGACGTGATGACCGTAACCACCCTGCGCGTCCGAGGGCGTCAGATACACCGCCGGCGCCGCCCACCCGCCGACTTGCAGTGCGGTATTCACCCACTGCCCCTGCTCGCCCGCGGAGTTGATCCAGTTCCCTTGGGCGATCTCCTGGTTCAACGCGAGTGACGTACTGCCGTTCTCTGTGTCTAAGGTGAGCGTGAAGGCGGACCCGAATAGGTAGTAGAACGCCTCAAACCCCGCGGTGATGCATTCCTTGCGCGCGATCTCATCCTCCATCGGCCACAGTTTCGTCTGTACCGTCACCATCGGGGCGGTCGTTGGGTCCTCGAACAGTTGGTACAACTGGTTGCCGATAAAGCCGAACAGGCTCGGGGTATTGCTCACCATGCCCGTCACGATGAACGTCAGCGCACCGTAGTTCGCAAACCACCAGATGTCGGTCGTCTCGGTGGCGCCAGTTTCAGGCGAGGTGTCGGACGTCTGGAACCACAGCGCGACAATGGTTTTCGCGGGCACCTTATCGGCAGGCGATGCCAGTAGTTTCAAGAGGAACGCCGAACACAGAATGTTCTCAACTACCACCGCGCCACCAGAGATCTGCTGCGTGAAGTCGATGTACTGCCACGTCCCGTCGATGTCCCCCGATACCTTCGGCGCCGACACGCCATAGAGCGAGTGCGTGCCGTAGCGTGAGGCAAACATGATCATCCGGTCGTACGGAAATACCGATGCAGGCTGGTCCGTACCGATCAGCGCTTGGATGTTCTGGTTCGAGAACTGAGGGATGGGAGGCGACGCCCCCGTGGGTATATACACGTCCGAAATCGCGTTGACGGACGTCTCCCCGAATAGGTATAGGTAACCATTCGCCGCCATCAGCCTCGAAACCGATCCCCGGATCGATGGATCAATAAGGACGACAATTTGCGCACCGTTCGCGGCGGTCCAAGCCGCTGCGGTGTAGATTTCCCCGCCGCCGAGTCCTGAGACGTAGAGGAGCCGGCCGCTGACGATCCAGATGTAGCTCGAATAAACCGCGATATCTGTCCCGGTAGTTGGTACGCCGGTGCCGGTGATGAGCGCGAACGTGGTGCCGTCATAGTAGTAATACCCCGTGGAATCGATGAAGAGGATGGCTGAATTTTCCCACTGAGCGCAGCGCGAGCCCGAACCTGAAAGAAGCGTGCCCGTGTTGACTTCAGCGGACGTCTGAGTCGCAATGTTGTAGAAGAACACCTTGCCCGTGGTCGCGAAGTTAACTAGGTAGTCCGTCAGGTTGAGATTCACGCTCTGCGAGTAGTAGATGATGTCAGTCGCGCCGTAATTGACTAACGAGGCCGAGATGTTGTTGACGACGTGAACGTTCTCATCCCCAATCGGGATGGCGTTCTCGATGTCGTAGAAGTAACCTTCCGGTATCGCAGTCCTCGTCGCTTTCGTGTACACGCCCGAGAACTGATTGAACATCTTCGTGCGAAGCGGAGCCGGCTCGTCCTTCGCAGCCGAATTGCCTTGTGGGATGTCGGCCATTTAAGGCAGCTTCGAGTACGGGTTCTTGATGATCCGACTCATCCACGCGAGTGCGCATCGCTTCAGGATCTCCATGTAGAGATCGTAGAAGTACTTTGCTTCCCCCTGAGCCTGGGGTTTCAGCTTTGCCTTGTAGGCGGCGTAGTACTGCACCGGCTCCTGGAACGGCACCGGGATCGGCTCGACGTCGGTCGGTAGCATGAGTGGCGGCGGGATGACCGCCACGTCCCAGTCGCAGGGATAGTTCTGATTCGGTACCGGAGCGACGTAGATGCCCGTGGCGCCAACACGCGAGAACGCCACCGGCCAGTCCTGAAAATTCACCCACCCGCGGGCGAAGGCGTCGAGCTGCGTGTAGGGCAGGTATTGAAGTTTCAGGCGCTCGTTGTTCACGATGACCGAAATACCCATCGTGTCGACGAGATTCGAGCCAATGGCCGGCGGCAGGAATGTCTGCGGGGTGTAGAACTCGACCCCTTGGCTAAACATCATCGTGGGGTAGGTGGCGTTCGTCACCACCTGACGCAGGCACTTCGTGTCCTGACAGACACGGTTCCTTGCCTCGTTGATGTAGCCCGTTACCTCGGTCGAGGTCCAGAGCAGTCCGTTCGGGTCGTGCAGGAGGTTCTGCTGTACCTGCTGGAGATAGACTTGGAGCTGACCCACATCTCTCAGCCCTTACCGGCTAGCTTTGGGTTCGTGCGTGGGTCAGCGGGGCCGGCCGTTGCCGGCGCGGCCCCTCTTCCCAACGGCGGTGACGAGGGCACCCGCGACGCCGATTCGTGTTCCGGGGGAAGTGCCAACTGCGTCATCCCCGTGTTCTCTTCAGCTTGACGCAAGCGTAGCACAGTGGGGAACGGCGGAATCTCATCGAAGCGCACCTGACGCAGCTTCGCAAGCGCGGCCTTCTTGTCACCGCTGCTGTTGATCCAGTTGAGCCGCATCAGTGCCGCGCTTTTGTCCTGCACGCGCGGATCGGTAGACTCTTCCGGCAACCCGAAGCCGAAGATGTGGACGGCGACGGCCTTGTGGACGTCCACCGGATGCCCTGACGGGAAGGAGTAGTCCACTCCATCGTAGCGGCCCACGATCTCTTCGCCCGTCTCCTGAGTGACGCGCACAAAGTCATCAAGGTTCAAAAGCATGTTGCCAGCCATGTGCCCTTACTCCGAAACTCAATTGACCACGTTCAGCGTGGACGTGGCAGTCGTGCCGTTGGCGAACAGCGCCACGCTCGGGGCGGCCATGTAGATGTCCCCGTCACTAGATGCCGCCATCACCGTATTCCACGTCGGCGCCGTGGCCGGGGTGCCGGTCGAGGGCGTCGTGATCGGATCGAGCAGCAGCGCAAGCGACTTGACGTCGGCCACGACGTTGCAGTTCGCGCCGAGCGTGGCGAGCACGACCGCACCTTCGAGCTGCGGCCCCGGATAGATCGTCGTGACGGCGGATACCGTCTGCGACAACTGGAAGCCTTGCGCCCAGGACGAACCGCTGCTCGCCTGGAAGCTCGGGTAGAACACCGGGATCACGGTCGTAGACGTCACGGTGGCGGTCGAGATGGTGCTCCAGAACGTAAACGTGGTCGTGGACGGGATCGACAGGATGCGAAACACGTTGTTGATCAGGACGCCTGTGCCGGTGATCGCCGAGCTGCTGCCCCCGAACGTGACAAAGTAGTTAGGCGGCACGCCCGCTGCCGGGTTGAACGTGAGCCCATGAGCTGCGTTGGTGGTGAACGTACACACGCCACCTTGGCTTAAGGTCGCCGAGTTAGCGTTTGCGAACACCCCGCCCGCGCCCGCCGGGATGACGAATTGCGTGATGGTTTGCAGAGCCTGGAGGTCGAGGCCAGCGTAAGGAAGACGAAGCAGTGACATGTGCTAGACCCCTTCAAATCGTAGTGTAAGTGAACAACGAACCGCTCGTACCCACTGTGCCCACCCGGCCCGTAGTTCGCGGCTTCGCACACACGAGCTCGAGCAGCGTCACGACGCCGCCAATGTAACCGATCTGGTACACCGGCAGCAGTGACTCAAAGCCCGTGAACGAGAAGTTCGCCATGCTGTGGAAGTACAGCGCCGTGTAGGACGAGTGCCAGATGTACATAACCCCTTCCGGGCAGTAGGGATCTGCGTACACCGGCACGCCGCCGACATCGAGCGCGCGGAACAGAGAGCGCGGCCGATCCGCGTCCGTGTCGAACCCCATGCCGGGGTTCATCATGTAGCTCTCAAGGCCCGAGTAGTCCGCGACGAGCTTGAGCCACGTCCCTAGCCCCAGCACCGCCATCGTGGGCATCTCGGAGCCGTACTTGTTCACCCCGACGAGGTAGTTCAGCACCGTGAGCCTTGTGGGCGCCGCGGCACCGGCCGAGTACACCTTCGCCTGCCAGAACGTAGAGGCCGAGCGGTTGATGTTGCCGTAGCTCGCCGCGTTCGTGCCGTCATCGAACGCCCCGTTGACCCCGATCAGCTCCTGAGCATTGGTCACGTTCGTGAACAGCGCGTTCGAGAGCACGTCGACGGTGGAGTTCGTCGCATCGTTGAACACCGCCTCGATCCTCGGGATGATCGCGTGATCCGCCTGGATCGCACCCTCAAAGCCGTAGAACGGGATCGGCGTCACAACCCCCTTCAAGTTGAACTCGGCCGGCTGAATGCCCTGGATGTTCGTCGGCTGGCTGAACGACCCGTCAAACCCCACCCACTGCGGAGTCGTCAGTGCCTGACCCTGAACCGGCACGGTTATAGAACTGATGCCGCCGGATGCCACCTTGGCGTGCTGCATGAGAGCGGCGATCGTAGGACTCGAGTTGTACAGCTGGACGTACATCGTTGGGACGAACGCACGGCGCGTGATTGCCGAGTACTCGGTGAAACTCGCACCAGTCGGTTGAATACCTGAGCTGAACGGCATGGACGGACACTCCTCACATCAGCCGTAAAGCCGGCTCGTGCTGGTGCCCTTTTGAATTTTAGAACGGAAAGCTAGGCGCGCTTACGCTGCGCCATCAGCTCATTCAATACCTTGTACCCTTCTTTCTCGCGCCACGCTATGGGGTCGTTCCACATTTCCTTGATGTCGGGTTTGACCATCGGCTGCACGAGCTCGGTGGTGGGTTCGGCGAGTTGCGCGCGAGACTGGATCAGCTCCATGACGATCCCGTAGCCGTCATCGGTCGGCGGGATGCCGTGCTTTTCCATGAGCTCATTCACCATCTTGACGTCAAGGCCGGCGTCTCGGATGCGCTGGTGCTGCTTGGCAAGGGAGTCGCGCGCGTCGCGGTCGAGGAGCTTTTGCTCGAGGTCCTTGACCTTCTGCGTCGCTTCATCGCGGATCTTGCGCGCCTCGTCCTTGGCGGCGATGTCGGGGAACTGAAGCGTGTTATCGGCTTTCTGGAGGATCTTCGCCGTCTGCTCGCGCGTCTCGGGATCGGTCAGGAGCTTGCGCGCGAGCTTGCCGAGATTGAGCTCTGCGCGCTGCTCGGGGGTGAGGTTTTCGAGCGACTCAGCCATCATTTCACCGGAACGGTTCTCTCAGTTTCGCCCGGCTTTTTCACAGTGGCGGTCGAGGAGAAGAAGCCGCGGGCGGAACCTGACTCAAGGCCGCCGAACTCAGCGTACCGACGAGGATTCATGATGTTGCCCTTGGCACGCTCATTCGTCATCGGATCGCGGATCGAGAGCCCATCGGCCGGCATGAAGAGACGTCGCTGTGAAGGCATGGAGAACTCCTACTGTTGAGGCGGCGGACCGGCTCCGGGTGGCGCGCCTCCAGGTGGTGAAGGCGGTGGAGAGCCTGGCCCCGAAGCCCCAGGTCCTGCGAGCGAGGCCAGCATACGCTTAAGTTCTCCGGGGGAAAACTCTTCTGACACGTCCTCGTGATCGCCGAAGCGCCGGGTGAGGGACGCTCGCGCCTTGAGCACTGCCTCGCCGTCTTCGTTATTGCCGAACTTCGAGCGCGCGCGATCGAGAAGTTTTACCGCGTGGAACACATCGAGCTTGGCCGCTTCGATCTCGCCCTGGGGTTCCTGGGGGGTCATCATCCCGGCCGCGGCAGGCGCGTTACCAACCGGCTGAGCGGTGGGAGTTTCAGGGGCGCCGGGAACCGGATCAGGCATGTTGGGCGCGACTGTGCCCGTACAGGTTGTTGAAAGTCAAGGGGAGGGGCGGGCGGTCGGGGAGGACAACCCGCCCCGCCTCACTCTAGCGGTGCTTACGACCGCGGCGACCACGCTTGGCCATAACGCTCTCCTAGTGCCGTCGTGCCCCTATGCCTCCGCGACGCCCTCTCAAGGCATCGCGATCTGGCTCTCCTGGGAGAGCGCTCACGTAACCTTACCCGCTCCGTTGCCCTTGCCCGCGTGCTTGGCGAGCTCCAGTTCCTGCTGCGCCTTTGCAGCAGCGGCTTCGGCCGGTTCGATCACTTCAACTAGCTTCTTCTTTAGCAAGTCGCGCATGGGGATGTCAAGGAGATCGAGCGCCTCTTCGCGATCGATGACCTTGCGATCAAGGAGTGCGAACACGCGCGCCTCGAGGCTTTCGGTGAAGATCGGCGAGTTGGAGTGCCCGTCGACCTTAGCCTCGAAGTCCGATGGGAACTGCGCAGGCATGAACTGCATGCCGCCCTTTTTGTCCTCGCGCACCCCGCTCTTGTCGAACTTACGCAGGAGCTTCACGATCAGTGTGGCGACCTCATCGAGGGAGTCCTCCACCACCAGCGCCCGGTCCTTCGCGCGCGTGCTACCAAGGGTCGAGAGTAGTTGCGCGTGACCTTCTGATCGTACCCCCGGCGAGCCTTTGCCCTGGTTCACCGACGGCAGGCCCGACATCTCGTTGAACATGTCATCGATCGCCGCAACGTCCTTCCAGATGTCTGCGGGAACCGTTGGTTGCTCGACCTTGATCTGGGACGATGCGCCATCGAGAGCGAGGATGCCCGAAGGGGTGTCGAGCGCGAGTTGCATCTCATCCGGTATGCCGCCCATGACGCCCGTGACACCGACCGGCGGATGCGCCTGTAGGCGCAGCAGGTGGCGGATGTCCTCGATGCGCTCGTTGCGCATGTCCTGCAGCGGGATCAGCTTCTCCGTCTCCGAGTGCGCCCAGAAGTAGTCGTACGCGGGGTTTAGTGCGAACTCGACGTAGGGCAGTGTCGAGTCGACGTAGATTTGGCCCAATGGCCGATCCCACACGACTTCGGAAGGCTGCATGAAAGTGACGACGCGATAGTCTGAGATCTCGTCATCGTAGACGTACAGCTCCTGCATCTCGATGAGTTCTTCGGTCGTGACCGGCTTATACATCGACTGCAGCGGGGTCGCCCAGAGCGAGGCATTCCCGGTAATTGAACCGCCCGTGATGTTAGTCACTATGAGGCGGTCGATGGGACCGGCATTAGTCCCAACATCCTCAGAATGCCCCGCCTGGGCGGTTGCAATGAGTTCCTCAGTACGCTTGTGGCAGCCCGAGCGCAGTTCGGTTTCCAGTTGGCTCTTGGTTATATAGTAGGTCTCGCAGAAGGCTTCCTGAAGTGTCAGGCGCGGCTTGTCCTCGCGTAATACGCCGATGTTGTGCGGCTCGACGAGGAAGCTCTGACACTCGCCACCTGAGTCCTTAGAGCCGTCTGGCTTCTTACGATCCCAGTTCTTCCATCGGACCTTGAGGAACATGCTGCCGTAGCATGCCGCCCAGCGGATCGCGTTTCGTACCTGCTGGTCTATGCCGGTGTCGTGCCACTGACCGTGTACGAGATCAAGCATCGGGATGATCTTGTCCTGCTCGGATGCGTTTACCGACGGACCTAACTTCAGGGTGAAGTGCGTCGTCTCTGGCGAGAACATAAAGGACGAGAGTTGATCGATGTGCGGGTAAATTTTATTATAACGGGGCCCATTGGACAGGCCGTACTCTTGCGTGCCAAAGAGATAGTAGGCGCGCATTGTTTTGTAGAACTGCCGCCGTGACTCTCTGCTTTGGTTGCACTTGACGATCAGGTCTTGGTAGAACTGGAATTTGGCGGCAGCAGAGGCGGGGATTTTCATGCCGCTACCTCTTCCAACTCCATTGTTGGAACAGCCAACCAAAACACACGATTAGAATATGGACACGATTCGATGATGCGCCGCGGCGGGTGTCTAACCTGCACTTTATCTGGTAGGTGATTCACATGTAGCGGCTCAATCGTCAACGGATCACCACAATGTTGACACTGGTAGGTCGCATGCACCGCCATTACGAGGATTTTCATACGGCCGTTGGTTGCCACTCTTCTGGCACTTCCCATTCGTCCGTGTCGATCACTTGCGCTCTCCCTTCGGATTCGCAAACACAGTCGCCTTCCTCAAGTGCTCGCGCGCGCCCTGTTGGATTGCCTTTATCGGTACGCCGCCGTCTTTGATGCCGGCAGCGCGAGCGTTGAAGGACGGCTCTGGCTCGCCGCGCTGTGCCCAACCGGGCTTCGGTTGGAAGAGGCCCGGGTTCCAGTACGCCTTCGACTTCGGCTGACCGACGACCTTAGTCCCTCCAGACTCCGTGCGCGTGGACGCTTTCACGCTCTCGCCGTCATCCCCGTTTCGCATGTCCGTCATGCCGTAGTCATCGGCTAACTGCCTCGTCATCTGATCTTGGATGTGTGTGCCGCCCGAGCGGATGCTGACGGGTGTGCGGAACTCTTGGCGTACGAACTTGTTTGAGCACCCGGACGGGCAGCGCGGCTTCTCATCGAACGACTCAAAGGCCAAGTCGTGCGCGATGCAGCGAAACTCCCGATTGACGGCCATATCTACCCCTGCGCCGACGGCTTAGGCGTGAGGTTATACGCACGCACGCCAGAGTCAACCTTCGGCCTCTCCATGTACCCTATCGACTGCAGGTAGTTACGCACGCCGCGGCCGAGCGGGGTATCCGGTCGCGCCTGCACCATGTCGCGCTGCTCGGGTGGCACCCACACGACGTTCTGGTTGATGAGGCGGGCGCGCTGCTGGTCGTTCCACGCTTTCACCGCGAGCGCTGCGGCCACCACGCGGTCGTCGTGTCCTTGGTTCGGCGCTTCAATCGAGCCTCCATCGCGTACAACGATCTTCATCTCGTCGAGCAAGTACTTCGAGTGGGGAATGAAGATGCCGCGCTCGAATGTGTCCTTAAGCCCCGACATGTAAACGTCCTTCACCCGCTGCGTGGTGAGCGTGTGCAGGCCCGTCGGCCGGCGGGTGATTGAGTCCTCGCGCGCGTAATAGAACTGCTGCATTTTTCCGATCACATCGCGCATCGTTTTCGCTTCACCCTGACGCAGCGCCTTGCCAGCGAGTTTGCGCAGGTTGTCGATCTCTTGAATGACTGCACCACCCGGCCCGTTCACCTCGAGGTTGTACACACACGGCTGATAGCAGCCCGCCAGATACACCACGACCCAGGCGAAGGTGTACGGCGCAATGTCGACGGTGCAGAACTCCGCGACTTGTTCGAGTCGGTTGGCGTAGGCGCGCAGTACAACGATCGCAAAGCGGTCGCTGGTGTCGGATGAGCCGTATGCTGGGTCGCCCCCGAGTACGTAGAAGGCACCCGGCACGGGTTCTTCCCACACTCGTAGCGTCGCCAGTCTCTCAGGCACATCCACCAGGTCAGTGTCGGTGAACTCAGCGCCGATCCTCACACGGAACGACTGCGGCGCCGGCTGCTGCAGGACTCGCTTGTAGTTCTCGGTGATGCTCTGGCCGGTGAAGAACTTCGAGCCCGTTGCCACGAACGCATCGTCGGGGAACCAAGGGTATTCCGCGGCGAGCGCCATCTCGTCAGTCACTTTCTCCGCCCTGATCCAGCGATACCAGGCGATCTGCTCGTCATCAAGCTCGACCGAGTACTCGCGTATCAGACGCTTGATGCCGGCCGCCTCCTGCGGCGTGACACGTCCCTTGTGCCCCCAGTACTGGCGCCAGATACGCCCATCGCGAGGCGCGCGGTAGAATTCGTTCGACCACCAGGAGATGAAAATGCCGCGGATCGTGACAGAGGAAAGCGCGTCCTCCCACATCTCGTGGAAGTGATTGAAGCCGTTCGCGGTGGACTCCCAGTGGAAGAAGCGCTGCGGGTTCATCTCCGCCATCGAGGCTTTGAGCGCGTGGATCTGCTCAGGGTCGCCCCAGTATGCGGTCTCGGTCATGTGCCCGAAGGACACCGCGGAGGAGCGGCCGAGAGTCTTGGCGGAAGTCTGCTTAACGCCTGCAACCTTGTACTGAAGCATCGAGCGGTTTTCGAGCACGAGCTGGTTGCGGTTGTGCTGCACGATGCCCTGCTTCCACATGTCGGGCAGGTTCTCGTAGTAGAGCTCAAGGATCGCGCGGAACTGATCGCGCGCCGACTCTTCGTGTACCACCATGACGCCTGGTGTGCCGGCGTAGCGGAACAGCCAGTACATGTCGATGGCGAGCGAGAGGGTGGAGACACCGATTTGGCGCGACTTCAGCGTAACAAACTCGCGCACGCCGTCTTCCATGCCGCGCTGGATTTCTGTCAGGAGTCGCTTTTGCGTGCCGAGAAGGTTCGGCCCGAGTGTGATGAGCCCGCGTTCCTTCGTGTTGATCGGTAAGGCGTCAAGGAACGCCTGAAGGTGGTTGAAGTCGAACACGGCTCAGCGCCGCGGTGGCTGTCCGGGTTTGCCCTGTGGCTGCTGCTGTTGAGCGCCTTCCTGCATGATGCGCTGCGCCTGAACCTTAAGCAGCTCAGACTTCAGCATCATCTCCTTGGCCTTGAGCACATGAGGGGGCATCTGCTGCTGCTGAGGTGGACGCTGTTGCTGACCCTGCTGAGGCATGCCGGGACGTTGCGGCATTCCCGGCCGCTGAGGCATCTGAGCGACGCCACCGCCGCCGGCCTGGGGCATCTGGCCCTGCATCGTCCCGTTAGGTGGAAGGGGCATTGGCGGGCTTCACGGTGGGCGGTACGGGCGGCGGTACGGGCTTCGGCGCTGGTACTGCGACAGGCTTTGCGGGAACTGGCTTAGGCCCTGCGATCACCATGAGCTCCGCGGCGATCTCGCGCGCCTCGTCGGCGGTCAGTATCACCGTTTTGCCGTACACCATGAGGGTGACGGTACCGTCGGGGTGGCCGCTCGTTGCTTTGTCGACCTTGACGTGGTTGTGCATCGCTATGCCTCACGGAACGGGGATGGGCGGGATTACTGTGACCGGACCTGCGGAGAGAGTCAACCTGACGATGGTTGCCACAGGGACCGAGGTGCCCGCCGCGATCGACTGAGCGATGACCGTGCCCTCGGCGGCTGCGTTCACCTGCCACAGGTACTTGTCGATCGAGAGGAAGGCTTGTGCGAGCGCCGTGGTCGCGTCGTACCAGTAAAGCCCGATGAGGTTCGGCACCGTCGTTCCGCCTTGAGGGAAGCCGCCGGGGCCTGTCGAGGCCAGTATCACCACGGCGGTATTCGGCTCGACCAGAGTTCCAACCGGGGGCGTGAGGCTGATGACAAAGCCAGCCGGGACGGTCTGACTGGTCGAGTAGTAGAGCTGCGGGATGAGCCCAGCCTCGATGAGCGCTTGTATGGTGCTGTACAGATCCGCTTCAGGCCCAGGCGGAATGATGTAGGTCATCGTGCCGGTGTTGGACAGCATCAGGCTTCCGACTAACGGCACCGTGATAGAGCCGGCTTGCGAGAGATCCCCTTGCGCTGAGCCGAGTGACTGGCCGACGAGCGCAACCAGTGCGCCTTGGATGGGCGCGAGCGTGCCGGTGCTACTCACGATCTGAGTGCTGGTGTAAACGGAAGATGTCCACCCGCCCTGAGTGCCGGCGGTGTTGACCCACTGGCCTTGGATCAGGAGCGCGTTGATCCACTGGCCCCCTGCCGTGATCAGATTGACTGTGTTGGTAGGACCCAGAGTCCCGGTCGTCGATGTGATCGCGGTGCCTGTCAGGGGGACACTGTTTTGGTTTGTGAATCCCAGCACGCGCGGGCTGAACTGCCAGTTCGCAAACGGCCCGACACCAGGGCCTGCATTCCAGACAGTCGCCGGCTGACTCACGCTGGTGGAGATTCCAAACGGCGACAGCGTTCCTGTTGATGACCCGAGGGCCGCTATCGCCCCGCCAATCCAACTCGTAATCGGTGGTCCTGCCGTACCTTGTGCCGACACGCCGGCCGCGCCAGTTGTCAGCGATGTGTCTGTCGTCTGGTAAAGCTGAGTGCCGTTCTTATAAGCCGTAAGCACGTTTCCAATAACGGTGAGTAACAACACATCACCGATTGAAAAAGTCTGGCTCACCGTGCCGCTCAGGGACACGCCAACACCACCAACTACTTTTCCTACGATGTACGCGCTACCTAGCGTTGAGGCATAGAACGCGTAGCCGTTGCCGGCACTGCAGCGCACGGCTACACCACTGTCGTTGGAGCCGTTCCCGTTTAGAGTGCATTGCGCGTATTGAGAAGGCGGGAAGGTCGCCGCGTTCCAGAAGGCTATTGAACTAAGTGTTGCATTTCCCACGCCGCCATGACTCGTCACGTTGAAGGCATTCAGGGCAACTGTCCAGTTTGGACTGTACGTCGTGATCGATTCAGTAGTTGCGTTTATCAGGTTGTCGGTCGCAAGAGCTGCAAAGGGCGTGAGCGCTACTGAGATCAGCGGTGTCAGCACACCTTGACTTGAGAAAATCGACTGACCGACGAAACCAAATGACAGCGAGCCCTGACTAGACGCAATTGACTGCCCGGTGAGCGGCACGAGAGTGTTCTGGATGTAGCTGCTGAGTGGCAGCAGGCCGCGGAACTGCATTTGAGCATTAGGAGAAACGCCGGGGCCTGCGACGAACGCCGGCGCCGTTGTCAAGATCGCGCCACCAACCCAAGTTGTCATAGCTGGGCCGGCCGTGTTTTGCGCACTAACACCGGCCGCCCCTGATGTGATTGACGTGTCGGTGATGGAATAAAGCGCCACACCGTTCTGAGAGGCAGTGACAGTGCTTCCCTGGACGGTCAGCAGTAGTACGTCCCCGACAGAGAAACTGTGCGTGACGTTGCCGCTAAGGGCTATTATATTTCCCCCAACCCGCTTGAAGACGTTATAGGACGCCGGCCCGCTCGTGCTTGCGTAAAAGTAATATCCGTTCCCGTTACTGGCACAACGAACTGCAACACCTGTGTACTGAGACCCAGAACCGGCCGTGTTGATCTTCGCCTGCGCGTATTGATCGTTAGGGAATGTAGCGGCGTTCCAGAACGCCATTGAACCAGCGGCATTGCCCCCCACGCCGCCATTGGTCGTGACGTTGAAGGTGTTGAGTCCGAGGGTCCAGTTCGCGCTATAGACCGCAATCGACTCGGTACTCGGGCCGATCAGACTGTCAGTAGCAATTGGGGTCACGTTGCTGTCCGCGAAAACACTTGGCCCCAGCCGCCTGTGCCGGCAACACCTGAGTCAGGCATCGAGATCAGTGTGCCGGCCGGATAGTGAGCCGCGTTGTTCGTAGTCGAATCCTGCGTGCCGCGCAATGCCCACACGTCTACCTCGAAGGTGATGTGCTGAGCACCGTTACCGCGAGGATTCACAGCAGTGATCACGTTCGTGAAGTCGCGCCGCCACACTCCGTTTTGGTAGACCGTGATGCCACCGCTTGAATACGTGCCATTCGTCAGATTGTTAGGGCCGGCAGTAGGTGCTCCCCAGTTGACGTTGTATTCGTCGTACACCTCTACAGTGTCGTAGGTGCCATTGTTGGAATGGTAGTAGTAGGCGTTATCTAATGCGCATGAACATAAGCCGTAGCGCATGCCGGCGTAGTTTGTGGGTGAGCCATCTTGACAGAAGATTGACAAATTTGGAGCGGATTGAGCACTCATCGCGAATGCGTAACCCTGCATCATCTCCGTCCACCCGCCGAACTCCTCCACAGAGGAGCTTCCTCCGATGATTGACTCCAAGACACCCCCGTTCAGTACACCAGAGAGTCCTGTTATAGAGATTCCAGGGTTTGCCCAATCCGCTACGTTGCCTATGACCAAGGCGCCAGCGGGGAGTGCCGAGCGCAGGTAGCCGCCCGCGCCTGCATAAGCGGCATAACCGTTGCGCCAGTTTTGCGCTGCCGCGGAGGCGGTTTGCGCGGTGCCAGTTTGCGCGTAGTCCGCGCTCACCCGTGGCTGGTGGAAGAAGTTATCCAGATAGAGGCCGGCCCAAGCGCTTCCGTAATATTCGTTGGTGGCGCTCCACACTGCGCGCCACTGGAGATAACCCGGCATGGAGTAACCCGAGCCTGCAACAGTGAAGAGCGTCTGGTTCAATCCATCCTGAGCGTTGCCGTCAGCATCAGTGATAGTGCCGTTAGGCCATGTCGCCCGCAGGAACCAGTTGTTGGTCGTCGCGGCGTTGAAGACTGGCGAATAGGGCGAGCCGCTAGACCCAACTCCACCTTCCAACTCCATGATATTCGTGTAGGGGAAAAGCTGGATGTTGGGATTGATGGCCTTAATTGCCGCGGCGGCCGACTGCGCCGTGAACCCGCCGCCAGTCCAGCCGGGGTATATTCCGATCACCGCAACATCATTGTTGTTGGCGATGGCATCCTGGAACGCGGACGTACCAAAATACGTCGACGGCACGGAACCCGCTATGTACACCCCGCCAACCAACGGGAACTGCAGCGTCGCGAACGTTGCCCCTACCGGCCCCCCGGTCGTTGAGGCTGTGAGGGAGGAGTAGCTGCCACTCGTCGTCGCCTGCGTGACGTTCCAGTCCGAGGCGTTCAGCGGGATGACTGTGTTGCCGTCCCACCTCGTAAACCCAAGACTCGTATAAGGCACCGAGTTGTAGGTTCCGGGGGCATAAGTGGCCCCACTGGTACTGCCATAAGTCGTCGTATCGTTGATCGTCAGGTTCTTAGTGATCGTGCGATTCAGAAAAGTATTGAAATACCCGGCACCCAGGAAATTAAAGGCAACCTCAGTCCCGACACCTGAATCCATGATGTTATTGGTGAATGTCATCCGGTCACAGAAAAGATCAAAGGGATTAGGCGTGTAGGGAGGCCCCGTCACATAAGTCCCTCCAGAAGAACCGCCCTCAAGCCAATAAGACCCATAGGGCTGGCCCACTACCGCCCCGCTCTGATTCACCAGATTAGTGATCAACGTATTCTGATTAACGATCAGATCAGGTATAGGAGGCTGAACATGTATCCCCAGTACGCGCTCGATATAGGGCAAGAGGGGATTTAAGAAGCACTGATTATTCGAGAACTGAATACGCGCGTCGTAGCCCGAGGGGCCCACATCCCCCGTGAAAGCATAGAAGGGACTACCGATGTTGTAGAGCCAGTTACTATCCATCAAAACATCTGTGACACAGGCCCACGGACAGTAATCCTGTGGGGCTCCGCCACCTGCTTGCGTACGAGCGCCCATTGAGAAGGGCGCGGAGTGATAACCGATATTTGTCCCCACCCAGGCATTCAGACACAAATTGCGCAGGTATTGCGCCCGAATCCCCCCCTTCAACTCAAAGTGATCCTTCAACTGTCTACCGAAGTTCCACCAGGGCGTCGTAATACCAGCCGTATTTCCGACATTATTAGCCCCTATCACCGTGACATAGGTTGAAGGGGAACCCGTGAGCGCAGTCCCCCACGAGACCGTATTGCTTCCATTGGTCAGTGTCGCTGAGTATTTCTCCCCATCACTGAACTGAAGCGTATAACTCGCACTCGGATAACCCCAGTTCTGAGTCAGTGTCGCTCCCGTCGCCCCAGTAGGCCCTGAAGGCGTCCAGGTCGATACGGCGACAGACTGTCCTCCGATCCAGCTAGCGGGTTTATGCGAGAAGTTATCGGTAACAACAATGTCATGCGGGAAGTTAGGCGGCTGTGCCATGTAGGCCCCGCCATAGATCAAACTCTCTGAACCCGTCTGGAAGTAATTATTTCTCCACGCATGCCATCCGCCGTCCTGCGCATAATTATTGGTGTCCCCGCTGCCAAAGCTCCAGTTCTGACAGATCCCATAGAAATAGCACTGGCTGACTTGCAGGTAATTGCAATTAATGTTGGCCATGCCGTGCTGGGCAAATGAGAACGATGCGCTATTGGGATCGTTGCCGATGAGACAGCGATCAAAACAAATCTGCGAACACGGAGCCGGATTTGCCGGTGGAACCGCACTCACGTTACTGAAGGAGATATAACTCAAGAGCGACGGAGAAAGCCCAGGAAGCGGGGTAACACCGATACCTATGAAGCGCACGTTGTTGACGGACTGCGTCGCGTTCTGCGTCATCACAATGCCGGATTGATTGGTGAACGATCCGAAGGAGATCATCGCTATCGAGCCGTTGACGACGTTGTCCCACGGCGTCACGCAGTTCGTGACCGACTGCACCTGGATCACTGGATTGGTGTACCCAGATGGCGGGCTGACCGTGCCGAGCAACCCAGCTGAGGGCAGTAGATTGTTGAGCGTCGCCCAAGTGACGGCGGTCGATCCTTGGGTGAAGAGAGCCAAGCGCTCCTCGTTCACCATCGCGGTTCCGGTACCCTCACGGAAAAGTACCCAGTAGTAGCCGGTTTTCGGCACCCAGGCAGAAGCTAGCGTGCAGCTCGTCGCGCCCGCTGCGATCGTGGTGCCCGTGCATAGCAGCACCTGAAAGGGAGCGGTCTGCGGGACGTACGAGTAGGGCGGGAGCTTCCCGCCCGACACGTAGATCGGGTCCTGGCTGGATATGATGTAACTCGGAGCGGCGTTGCTGTTCGTGATCGGGATAACCCACCCGGAGCCAGGAACCGCGACAGTTTCTCCCGCCGGCAGAACGATCAGGTTTGCGCCAGCAGGATTCCACTGAGGTGAGGACATGGCCCAACCCAGCCCCCCCGTGGCGTTGTAGTTCGCCGCAGTTGTCTGCGTGACGAGAACTGGCGTCAGACCTGCATAGGAAGTCGGGGCCGACTGCATCCACGTTGAGGGATTGGTCGGGGGCGTCGGCGCTACGGAGCTGCCATTGCTCAGCGCCGTCATGGAGAGCGTCGGCCCCTGAGAACTCTCACTCCCTGCCGTGACTGCGGTTACGTTATAGGTGTGAGTGGCTCCAGGTGTGATCCCATCATCCACAAACCATGGGATAGGAAAAGCGGAAGCTGCAGAACCACCTTGACCTATCGCGACTACTGGGCTTGCAAAGACACCGGGATAAATCAGTCCCGGCATAGATATCGGAGTAGGAGAACCGTCCTTGTAAATTTTGTAGTAGTCAGGGGTACCTGATGCATTCGTGTACATCGCTATACTGGAAACAGTCCCACAGTTGGTATCAAGGGTGTAAGTTCCAGCCCCCCCCGAGGTACCGCTGATCTGATTGAGGATATGTACGTTGATCGGCAGCGCACCCGCTGCAGTTGTAGCGGAGAGTAACTGTCCAGCAACAATAAGCCCGGGAGAACCCCCTAAGCCGCCGACACTATTCGTCGTTGAACTGAAAGTAGCAGTGAGGGTAGTGCCAGATATGGAGCCAGTGAATACCGCCCCCGTCCAACTTGTCTGCGTAGTAGGTGGCCACCACGTGAACGTAAAGCTCGTTGACTGCACGTAGCCGGGCCACAGGTTTGTCGGCGGCGGAACCGTGATCGCAGAGCTTGTGACCGTGAGCGAGAACGTCCCCTGCGCCGACTGATCTAGCGAGTCTTGCACCTCGATCACAAGGCTTGCGGTTGTCGCTACTGTCGGTGTTCCTGAGAACAACCCAGCTCGAGTGAACGTCAGCCCCGCGGGCACCGTACCTGAGAGCACCAACCACAACACTGGGCCTGGGTTGAGCCCGCTCGCCGCCATCTGGAAGTTGTAGGCCGTCCCGACGACGGCTTGAGTGAGCGTTGCGGGGGAGGTTATCGCCGGTTGACTGGCGGCGCTTTGACTAGATGCACCGAGCCACACACATGTCAGCCTGTTACGTCAGACTGATCAGCTCGTAGTCGTTAACCGTGAGCGTGTTGGATGCTGACGCCACGGACCACGTACCCTGCAGGTCCACTACAAACGATACTGTGGAGTCAAACCCCGTCAACGGGCCTGGGCACGACAGGATCTGCACCGGCGTGGTGGTAGACAACGCCACGCTCTCAAATTTGCCCGACCCTTCGATCGTCGCCGCGGTTCCAGACCCCACCGACCTCACGGTCAAGTCGACCTCGAGCTTCCACGGCGCCGAAGCGGCCGCCGTCGCCAAGGTCGGTGACGCCCCTCCCGTATAGACTGCGATCGTCCCGAACATCACCGTCCACGACCAGGTGCCCGGTGAGCTCGCGGCAGTGCTGATAATGCCGCCAGCCTTCACGCGAACCTTGTCCCCGATGTACTGCAGGAATCCCGCGGCCAGTGTGAACTTCGCCTGACCGTTCAACACCGAAGTCTGCGACGTCGAATTGCTCAGCGCAGGCCCTGCCGCCTGTTGCACCGCGAGACTTTGGTTCCAGGAGTTGCGCATCTGTCACCCGTCAATTGAACTGCAGCAGAGCTGTCGCCGCCGCGTTTGTCGGCTGCGTCAACGTGAAATTCCCCGCCGTCACCGTCTGCGACCCAAACACGTAGCTCGCAACGGAAGCATTGCTCTGCGTCGCGTTGTACACCAGCACACAGTTGAACGCCGTCGAAAGCGTTACGTTTGTCCACGCGAAGTTACCCGAAGGCGTCCAGTACGCCGTGGTCCCGGTGGACGTCGGCGCGACCGCGTTCGTCACCACGACCCCGCCAGCGGTGTAGTTGGTGCCTGACACCTCCCCCGTCGCCGAGTACGCAGTCGTCGCAGCGCTTATCGTTGCGCTGGCCAGATACAACGCCGCCATGAACGTGTCGGCCGTCGTACCCGCTCGAGTGACGGTGGTGCCGAAAGCGTGAATGCCGTTCAGCAACCCCACCTTGAAGCTCGTACAGACTGCTTGGCTATTCGCCACCTGTTAGCCCCCTGACCCGTTCACGTCCGAGCCCTGCGTCATCACCGTCTCCAAGTCGCGCGTCATGTTAACCCACACGTCTCGCCGAATCAGCTTCTCCGTCTCCCAACTAGACTCACCAGCTTCGCGCCACTCGACCGCCAATGTGAGACTCGTCTCCCCCTCAAACGGCACCACCCGGTACTCCACCTGCCGCCCCTCGCGTAGCCCCTTCGTCGTCATGACCTGCATGTCGACACGTTCTACCTCAACGCGAACCCTTTCGCAAATTGCACACCGGCGCCAGCAACTGCAGGTTCCCTACCGAATGCGTGCCCCCTCTCGACAACGCCCGCCGGTGATCCACGTGATACCCGTCCCTGATCGGCCTCCCACACCCGCACCCACACCGCCAACCCTGCGCCTCCCCGATCCGCCGTATGTCCTCCGCCCTCACCCGCTCATGACCACGCCCCATCCTCGCCCGCCTCACCGCCGACACCCGCGCCAAGTCCGGCCGCCGACACTCTCGGCACTCGCTCCTCAACCTCCCTGAACCCTTCCTCACAAACCACCCCAGCGGCCTCACCTCCCCGCACCTCGTGCACACTCGCTGCAACGGTCCAGGATGTCCCATCTGACAACCCTACCCATTTTTCGCCGGGGCAAGAAGACCACGTGGGCAGCAAGCACTTTCACGTCGCCGCCCAAGTGGCCTGGCGCCTCAAGCTGGTGCCTTAGACTCGCTCTAGCGCATTTAACATAATAAGGATTATGCGAAGGTACAGTGCAGCAAAGACAATAGAATCAGTAAGATGCGCGCGAGATGATCGAGTGCGCCCAAGGGGTCCAACGAGGGAATGTCGCAAATAGGCATCAGTGTGCATAGTAACCACGTAACCACGCAACCATCCCAAAAAACGCAAACACTTCCCGCGCGCCCTACGTCTCGCCGCTACTATACACTCTACACTACTCTCGTACCTGCGTACGTACGTCTATTATATATAGATAGTGTGGTTTGCGCTGCAACAGCCGGGAGCAATCAATAACTTGCAGTACTCTAGCGAATGAGGTAACTTATTGACTCAATGGTTAGGTTACGAACAATCAAGAAGCTTTCTGAGTCCGGTCGCTCAATTGCACGGGTGAGATGGCGCGTTTGGGACAACGTAGATGGCAAGGTGACGGTCGACGAGAGCGGTAACGCGAGTGATCCGTCGACGTGGAGCGAGTGGGAGGAGGAGTACTTCCTGCAAGTCGACTTGGCGCAAGCGGGCGTAAAGAATGATCCACACTCGAAGATCAGGCCGCGCGGGGTGATCGACCAGGTGCCGGCACAGGATCTGTGGGCGGCGTTGAACCGTGAGGCGAGAATGCAGGGGGCAGACCCGCACATGCTACTCGAGTACGATGAGGGGTACCTGCGCACGCTTGATCCTGTGGTGAGCGGGCCGTGGCGACTGCAGTGCGATCAACTCAGGGCAACGCGGTTTTTGGCGCTTCCCACGTGGTCCGGTCGATTCGCTCTCGCCAGCCAAGATCGGTGAGGATAGCGCGCACGCGTTTGGTCGCTTGCTCATTCCACTTCTCCGGTAATTCCATCAGCAACGGGAAGATAAGGATGTCATCGAAAAGGACGCTTGTTTTGCCTTGCAGGAACTGAGTGACTTTGCGCGTCCAGGCATCGTACGGCCGCCGCGCGCGCCGTGCGAGCGCCGCATCATGCTCTGGGATCTCGTGCCAGGAGTCACCTTGGTTGAAGCGCTCAAGTGCTTCGGCAAATAGCTGCTCGCGGTGTTTGTCCAGCCAATCAAGGTTGATTTTACCAACTGTGACGGGCCACCATCGTCGACCACCAGCTTCGTCTGTGTTCCATCCGCCGCGGTCGATGGTGCCGGCGAAAACACACTGGCGCTTATGTGACTGAGGGTGTCTGTCGTAGGGGGCGCGGTAGGTGTCCTCGGTGCGCGTGATGATCGCTTTTATTATCTCTAAGTCGTGCCGGCGGATGTTGGCGAGTTCGGCAAGTTCCAGCCACCATTTTCCGGTCATATTCTGTAGAAAATCTGTCTCACCCAATTGAGCACTCGGATTGTCGAACCACTTTCCGCCAAGGATGCGTAAAGCACTGGTTTTACCGCGCCCGCCAGGGCCTTCAAACACAGGCACGTAATCCACTTGACAGCCTGGGCGCATGATGCGAGCAACAGCCGCGACCATCATGCAGCGGCCAACCTGAGTGTAGTAGGGGGTAGGATCTGTGCCAAAGCCAGTAGGGAGCAAAAATGCGAGTCGCCACGTACCATCCCAGCGCAGACCGTTGAGCCACTCGCGCACCTCGTGGCGCGGTTGCCTGTGAGCGGTCGAAACGATGGCTTGATGGACAACTTCTGGCTTGACGGAGGCGAATTTAAGTTGCCGCTGAAGAGTGATACACAGCTCAATCTCATCGGTGTCGCGCCAAGCACGCGGGGATTGCGAGTCGGTCAGGATCTTGCAATAAAACTCGTCGTACCAGACATCAACAAAGTGCCCCTGAAATTTGTCAAGTACAAGGGCGATATTAGACACGTTGGCATACGGGGTGCCGTTTGGGGCTAAGTCGAGTTGCGGGATCTGCGCCCAAATCTCTCTCGCCGCCATGATCTGCGCGGGAGCTTGTTTGACACGCTTTTCAAGAACTGCCGCTGCACTATTTGCCTTGATCTTCGCAACACCTACTGGCTGTAGTTGTGCGTCGACCTTCTTGCGATTCTCCCGCACAAACCGCTCAACCTGTTCCCATGACCAAGCAGCGGCTGTGACGTCGTTGAAGTTCCACTCATCGGGCTTGTCTTGCGGGATGCCTATGAGCGACACACGCGCGCCGGCTTTCTCCAGCGTGCGGGCGAGTGAGTGCATGGCCTGCTGGCACGGCACACAGTTTGTGGGCCACAGGACCACCTCTCGCGTGTAGAGCTCGCCCCAGTCGCCAAGCTCAAATGCCCCTGAGCCGCCGGCACAGGTTGTGGCGACGACTTGCTCATCGCCTGAGAGCGCGTTGAAAGCGTCCGCCATGTCCTCGCGCTCGAACACGTACACCGGCGCGTCGGGGTAGTGCTCGAGGTTCTCAGGCCGGTAGAGCGGCCGTGGCTGGTCGGGGAGAGCTCGCTGGGCGAACTCCTGGCGATCGGGCGCCCACTGCCACGGCATGTAGCGCCGGTGCTCGGGAACTCCTACCGCGGGGTCAGCCGCCTCCAAATATGCGCATATTTTAAACCCATCCGCATATTCTGCCGTGTGGATCGGCGCGCCGAGCTTGGGCAGCGAGCCGTGGAAGCGCGCACCCGCGGGCGGCATCGTGACGCCGAGCACCGCTCAAGCGCCTGATGGGGTCTGTGGCTGCTCAGAACGCTCTAGGGGCGGCGATTGGGTGTCGGCGAGGATCTTGTGCATGGTGCCCCCTGAGCGGTGTGACGGTCCGTATTACGCCCAAGCTGGGCGCGGTTCAATAGCACAATAGGCGGCGTGCGTCAGAGAGGTTGTGTACAACCCCTGCCATTCCGCCGGCCAGAATGACGGTTTGCAGAAAGGCATCCTGCGGACCCGTCACTCGGCCGGTCTCGCTCTTGCACTCGAGAGCGGTAAAGATCGCGAGCATGTGCCCAACGTGGGCGGGCGTGATGAGCACTCTTTTCCAGCCAATGAGGTCAGAGCTACCGACCGCAAGCCCGTAGCTGACCCAGTTGCCGGCGCCGTCCTCGTACGTGCCGACGTTGTTGCGAAACAAGCGCACGTCGCCGCGTGACAGCTCCTTGCGCACCTCGTAGATCAGCTCTGACTCAGTCATCCTATCCTCCGCTTGCGTTGTCGTGCCTGCATAACGTAGTGCGCCCAGGCGTGCGGCTTTCTCATGCCGCGCAGGCGCCCTAACGCGACGAGTGCTTCAAATGTTTCCGCCCGCCCCTGTTCTTGCTTTTTACGCCTTTTGATGAGGTCTTCTGCTGTGATCTCCGAGAGTTCCCCTTCAACTTCCGCGATCTTGCGCGCTTCGACGGGGAAGACTTTCCCGCAAGAGCGACACTCCACGGCACCCGCGAGGCTGACCGCAAAGCACGCCGGGCACGTTCGCAGGCTTCTTCGAGGCTCGCCGCGGTGAGCCACCTCAAAAGCCCCAGCCAGTGTCCACGTTCGACTCTCAGTAGGTAGTCCGTGTCGGAGGGTGTTGCCGGCGTGGTCGAAAAGGATAGCGCACGTTTTCCCCGGAAACGGCCTAAGTACTCGGCCCGATTGCTGAAGCCACAACGATAGGCTGGCAGTGGGCCTGAGACTGATCCCCACCTCGATCGCTGGGAGGTCGAAACCCTCGGAGGCGAGCTCGCAACTGACAAGTACCTGGACCCGTCCGGTGCGAAAACCGGCGATCGCCAGGGCTCGAACGTCCTTGGGTGTATCTCCGTCGATACACTCGGCCGCGTAGCCGGCGTCTCGGAAAGCAATGGCCCGTCGCCTAGCAGCTTCAACCCCAACGTCGAATACAACCGCTCGCGATCCCGGAGCAATTCTTCGGTAGTGCGCGATGCAATCCCCGGTAACGACGGCGGTGTCGGCGCGCTCAATGAGTCCTGCGGTCTCATAATCGCCAGCGCGCGTTCTAAGTCCTTCAGTGTCAATCGTGGGCGGGGCGTAGACGCGAACGGGGGTGAGGTACCCTTCTCGAATGAGTTCTTCATGCGTCGGTCCTGTGATGAGATCATCGAATATGTCGTTCAGGCCCTCGCCTGAGAGCCTGCAGGGCGTCGCTGTGACACCCAGTATCTGCGCGCGCGGGTAGGAGCTGAGCACTTTACCCCAGGTTGTGCGCAAAACCGCGTGGTGCGCCTCGTCCACGATGATGAGGTCCGGGTGGAATAGGCCGGGGCGCTTGGCAATGGTGAAGACTGAGGCGACGTACACCGACCAGCCGTGGCTCCAGGGGTAGCCTGCTGCGATGTAGCTGTGGCCGACGCCCTCATCGCTAAGTGCTTGGGATATCTGGTCGACTAGTTCCGTGCGGTGCGCGAGGATGAGGACGCGCTTGCCTTTGGATACCGCGCCCTCACAAATTCTCACGAACATGCGCGTTTTGCCGCTCCCGCACACCCCTTGATACAGGGGGCATCGGTGGCCGGCACTGTACGAGGCCCGGATGCGATCCAGGTCACGTTCTTGGTACGGCCGCATTACGACGCTTGACATCATCATCACGTTGAGTTCATCATAGCTGGCAGTTTAGGACGAGGGCACCAAATGTCAAGCGACGACACTTCCCCCGAGAGCGCCATTATCGACGAGTTGATCCGTCGATACGGTGCGCTCTTTGACAAGCCTGAGAACTTCCGCTCACTGATGATGCTCGCATACCACGAGGGCGCAGTAGCGGGCGCACGCGAGATGGGCGAGCGCCTCACGTCGACGCTCGCGAAGGTGGGCTAACACATGCGTAAAGTATCCGCGTTACTTCTCTGCCTGTGTGCAGGCACATCTAGCGCTGGCTCAATTCAGTGCGGGTTCCCGCCTTTCCCTCCGCCTGGATGTCATGCGGTTTGCATTTGTGACGACACTGGCAGCAATTGCTACTTTGAGATGGTGTGCTAATGAACATCAAGCACTACGAGCGCGATGAGTGGCTGGCGATCCGGCGCACGCACATCTCAAGCACTGAGTCACCGGCGCTCTTTGGGATGTCACCTTGGGCCACTGCATACGAACTTGCGGTTGCGAAACAAGCCGCCGAGTCGCCAGAGTTTGACGACAACGAGCGCATGCTGTGGGGCCGCAGATTGCAGGACGCAATTGCACAGGGCATCGCGGATGACTACCGCGTGATGATCGAGTCGCTTGAGTACGCCTATGTGGTACATCCCGACGAGCCGCGCATGGGCAGCTCCTTCGACTACAGGATCATCGGCGTGCCTGAGAGCACGCGCCCGACGGCACTTGGCGAGCTGTGGGAACGTCACGGTCCGGGACTACTTGAGATCAAGAACGTCGACTCGCTTCAGTACAAAGGCTGGCCAGAGCACGACGCGCCCGATCACATCGAGATCCAGGTGCAGCACCAGATGGAGGTTGCGCGGTGCGAGTGGTGTGTGCTCGGCGTTCTGGTCGGCGGCAATCGCACGGAAGTTTACACCCGTATGCGCGATGGCGCGGTGGGCGGGGCCATCGTCAAGAAGGTGCATGAGTTCTGGCACAACCTTGAGAGCGGTGTACTGCCGCCGCCAGTACTGCCGGAAGATGCGGACCTCATCATCAAGCTGCACCAGTACGCTGAGCCCTCAAAGGTATACGACGGTCAGCAGGACGTGATGCTGCGCGAGTTGTGCTCGGAGTACGCGGATGCTACAGAGGCGTTGAAAGAGATCAGCGATGCGCAGAAGTCGGTCAAGGCGAAGATCCTCACGCACATCGGGGATGCTGAGCGCGCGCTGGTGGATGGATTTAGTGTGGCCGCATCGATGGTGGCGCCGGCCGAGGTGAAGGCTTACACGAGGAACGGGTACAGGAATTTCAGGCTCACGAGAAAGCAGGAGAGGGTGACATGACACTGATAGCGTTTCACGGTGATCAGGCCGTCAAAGAAAAGTACCTAAATCGGGTGTTCGCTCACGCTGCGGCCGATGAGATCATTCACGGCAAGTATTGGGAAAAGGGTAAGGGTTGTGCGGTAGGCTGCACGATCCACAGCGGCACGCATTCGAAGTACGAGACCGAGCTTGGCGTCCCACAGATGCTCGCGCGCCTGGAGGATAGGCTGTTCGAGGGCATGGCGAACGGCAATTCCAAGGAATTTCCTGGGCGCTTCCTTGAAGCAATCCCCGTCGGAGCTGATCTCTCGCGCGTGGGCTGGCAGTTCCTGCACTGGCTCCTATCCGAGGAACTTGCGAGCCGTGACGGTCCGCGCGTTGCCAAGGAGATCAAAGCCTGTGCGGACGTGCTGGTACCCCTGACGAAGGGAGAACCATGCGACCGCGCAGCCGCGGATCTGGCACGGCGAGCCGTTTTTGAAGCCCGTAACAAGATCCTGTGGCCCTACGCCGCCGCCTACGCCGCCGCCGCCGCCGCCACCGCCGCCGCCGACGCCGCCGACGGCGCCGCCGCCTACGCCGCCGACGCCGCCGCCGACGCCGCCGCCGACGCCGCCGCCGCCGCCGCCGCCGACGGACGAAAGTCCTATCACCGGATGGCCGAGAAGCTTCTGGAGTTGCTCGCGCAAGCGCCTACTCCAGTCGTCACGCCGTATTTCGCGCGGAGTGCAGCATGACTCACTGGTGGCAACATTTGTCCTACAGCCAAGCGGCTCTCGTTGCGGGCATTCCGATCTTTGTCGGCTACGTCGTGTGGCTGGTGAGTATCTCTAACGACACGCCGTTACAGCGCCCGCATCACTCAACCAAGCGCAACTCAACTCAGGCGGTGTGCGATGGCCGACGATAACAAAGGCATCTCAGTGCTGGTCAATACGATCAGTCACAGAGATATGCAGGAAGTCATCCGCAAGACGCTGCCCACGGGCGTGTCGCAGGAGCGCTTCACGCAAGCCGTGGTCGCAGCGCTCAAGCACCGGCCTGACCTCTTTCTCGAATGCGACCGGGCAAGCGTCTATAACGCCGTGGTCGAAGCAGCAAAGGACGGCCTGCTCCCCGACGGGCGTCATGGCGCGCTGGTGCCGTTTCGGACCAAGGACGGTCCGAAGCGCTGCCAGTTCCTCATCATGCCGGAAGGGATCATCGACAAGCTCGCCAAGATCGGCATAACGGCCTACGCGGTGTCCGTCTACGCAGGCGACAAGGTGCGCATCTGGAACGATGACCACGGGCAGCACGTCGAGCACGAGCCGCAGACATTCGGTTCACGCGGGGAGCGCATCGGTGCCTTCGCCTGCGCGCGTATCCGTGAGTCCGGCAGCACGTATGTCGAAGCGATGAACATGCAGGACTTGGAGGCGCCCAAGAAGGTCACGAAGTCCAAGGACAAGTCGGGCAACCTCATCGGCCCCTGGGCGGAGTTCCCCGACCGCATGGAGCAGAAGACGTGCCTGCATCGCATTTGCAAGAGGCTGCCGAACGTGTCGATGGCCGAGGACGAGGAATTTCGAGATGAGCGCGGGCCGGTCACGGTGGACGTGTCACCACCCCCTCCGACCGCCAACGGTGGCCGGCCCGCAGCTCTGCAGCGAGTGGTGGATGCGGTTGCAGAGACGCCACCCCCCGCTCAGGATGAGCCGCCGATGGGAGAGCCTCCGTGAACGGCCTTCTCACCACCACCGAGGCCGCGTTACTGCTCGGCAAGAACCCAGGGACGCTGGCGAACTGGCGCCTGTGGAACCGCGGGCCACGCTTCAAGCGCAAGGGCCGTCGGGTGTTCTACGCGCGCGCGGACGTTGAGCGGTTCAAGCGGGGGCAGTCGTGACCAAGCCTCACTATCGCTACATCTACGCCCTGAACTGCTGGAAACTGACAGAGAATTTCTCTCCCGCCATGTATCCGGTGAGATTATGACCACTGAACAGATGCTCGGCGATCTGTTGGCAGTTGTTCATCGCGACGGCGGCCATTTTCAGGACGCTCACGGAACTGAGGAAGCATTCGACGCTGCGATAGAAGCAGTGGCTTTCCTTCACCGTGATAGCGACGAACTTATGGAAATCAGGAGGCAGCGGGTGCAGGAAGCCAGATGTAAGGCATGCGACGGTTTGGGCTATTCGGTGGGCGTGGATAGACGTCATGTCTGCCAAGCTTGCTTTGGCAGTGGTCAGGCGTTTGTTCGCGGAGACGGGCGGTTGCCACGCAGCAGGGCCATCCCATGACTGAACAGAAGCTCTGGCACGAGCCGAGTAACGTCATGCCACCAATACACAAGCCGCTTCTCATTGCCTTCAGGCGCAGCTCTAAATGGCTCTACTTTGTTGCCAAGTGGACCGGCAAGCGATGGCTCGAAGTGAATCCAGATCAACCGAACGAACAGTTTTCAAACCCTGACTACTGGCAAGAGATAGAAGCACCGCCATGACTGATCCGGTTGCATCGTCAGAGTGCCCCTATTGTGGGATTGATACACCGCACAAGCATTTTATAGATCGGAAGGGCTATGTGCGTGGCTTCATGGACCCAAACGAAATAGTAGGCCGCAGCGCGCCGAAGAATCCAGTAGTCATCGGTAATGCGACGTTATATCTAGGTGATTGCCTGGAAATCCTGCCTGCCTTGTCCGGGATTGATGCGGTGATCACCGACCCGCCTTATGGTATGAACTGGAATACTGACAGCACTAGGTTCTCGGGTGGCGAAAGGAAGCGCGGTGACGGCAAGGACGACTGGCAAGAAATCTCCGGCGATGCCTCAGACTTCGACCCTACTCCTTGGCTGGATTATCCCAAGGTAGTGCTGTGGGGTGCTAATCATTACTCACAGAGCCTCCCGGTAGGTACTAGCCTCGTCTGGATCAAGAAAGACGAACACCTGTACGGCACGTTCCTATCGGATTGCGAACTGGCTTGGATGAAGGGCGGTTACGGGGTCTATGCCCATCACTTGAACTTCCCGCCACCATCACGAATGGCCGAGAACTTCGGCAAGACAGCTCACCCGTGCCAGAAGCCAATAGGACTCATGACGTGGGCCATTCAGAAGGCCAAAGCGACTGGCACCGTACTTGACCCATACATGGGCTCAGGTACGACCGGCGTGGCCTGTGTGGCCCTTGGGCTGCCTTTCGTGGGCATTGAGATTAACCCTGAATACTTTGCGGTTGCTGTTGACCGCTTGGGCGTCGCCCATTCCCAACAAAGGCTTTTCGCATGACCGAGCAGCGAACTAACGAACAGCGCCCCTATGTGCGGGCCGATTGGCCTCGTTTCGAGGCAATCGAGACGATCCGCCGAGTAGCGAACGAACAGAAGCTCTATCGCGAGGAGACGATCCTGCGCTTCGCAGCCGAACTTCTGGAACAGGCTGACCGTGCTCTGGTGGCGACCGTGCGCGCCTTTCGCGGCGGCTCAGAGTACGTCCAGCAAGGCGCTCGCGAGGAAGTCGATAAATACCACGCCATGTGTGGTCGGGCGCGATTGCCGTGAATGAGCCGATGTCCTCAAAGACGCCGCCATCGGGACAGCGGGTTAATCCTCGCCTTTCCCCTGACTGGCTCATTGGGAAGCTGCGTGAAGCGGCCGGGGATATGAGCTACGAGGGAGGCGGCAATCACCCTCACTGCAAGCTGCTGGACGATGCCGCAGACTCTATTGAGCACTTACGCGCCATGGAAATTAAGGCCAGTGCGCTCGATACCGTCGTGACTCATCTGAAGGCTCGGATTGAGCGACTAACATTCGCACTCCGTCGTATAACCGGATGTAGCCTACAAGCAGGGCACGAAGTCATGAGCACCTCAAAGAACCGGGTCATTGATCATTTGGATCAGGTGGTGGATTGCCTGCGCTACCGGCCGGTCACCACTACTGCACTGCAAATGCGCCAAGCGGCCGACGAGATACAGCGCTGCTGGCGAGAGCATGACGAAGACGTTGAGCGCATGGAACGTGCTGCTATCGTGATCGAGCGGCTGCGCGCGGCGCTGCAGTGGTACGCGAAAGCGGATTACGAGCACCGTGTCTGTGATGACGGCGACGGACACATCGACGAGTGGGGTGCGGAGGAAATCCTCGCAGACAAAGGCAAGCGCGCACGAGAGGCATTAGCTGGTGTCGAGACGTCGCCTGCTCCGCCGGCGCCCGGACTGAAGCGCGATCTCACGCTGTGCCCGAACTGCGGAGCCGAGCCTATACCGCCCGAGCTGATGGCTCACTCGTCGCTTCCTGCCGGCGCGTTGTTCTGCGGGCAGTGCAAATTTACTTGGCGACCATCTGAGAACGGGTCCGGTTAGCATGCCGATGCTCAACATCAACATTGCTGGCTACATTGCCGAGGTCGGCGACCTCGATTTGGGCCTGCCCGGCGGCAAGCGTGTGCGGGGAATAACGTTCGAGGTCGGTGATGGCGGCGTGACCATCACGGGGCTGACGAAAGAGCAATGCAAGGCCGCAGGCTGCTATCTGCGCTCGCGGGTGCAAATCACGATTCAAAGCTCACCGGAGAGCGAGACAGAACAACATGGCTAGCAACGACATTCTGATGTTCTACACTGAGAAAGCCGGTTTGACCTCGGAGGGCCTCAAAAAGCTCAAGGCTGCGGGGTTCACGGCGGTCAAAGTGACTGACGTGAA